GGATAAGTCTCTGATCATCTATATTTTGCTCGAAATTAAATCTGTCTATATCTGATTGGAGACTAGCCATTGCATCAGCTTCTCTTGCACCGCCAACCTTTGCCAATTGTTGTGCATCTAGATTTTGTATGTTTGGAGCCATTCTCAGGGCATCTTGTTGTGCCTTATAGGATATTGGTGCCAATGCTGATGCCAATGCCTGTTGGTTAGCCCCAGAGCCATATCTTCCTGCTGTTGCAAATCTACTTTCAACACTGTCAATAACTGGCTTGAATGCCATACTCATTAATGGGTTTGTACCCATAAGATTTTGTTGCACTACCCCCTGTGCTTGAGCAGTCAAACTGTTAGGATCTAATGCCCTGTCTCTTACCATATCAAGTGCCATTTCACTTTCTGGAGAAAACCCTACAGTAGTTGGAAATGGATAAAAATTTGGCTCACCTGTTTCATATCTCTGCTTTGCCTCACTTAGGCCATATTCTAAAAATGGCTTTGCATACTCAGGAGGCTCAACTTGAGTATTGACAGTTTGTTGTCCACTTCTTCCGCCTTTGCTCATTTATATTTCCTTTACTAAAGTTATTGAAGATGGTTTGTAGCTTTTCAAAACTTTTTCCCATCCCTTTCTTCCATTGATCTCAACACCTTTGCAGGCATATTGTTTTGACCATTCAACAATCTCTGGCTCATTTTTAAGCAATGTTTTTAAATTACCGCCTGCAAGCCAAAACCTGAGTATCCTTCTATTTGGATAACTCACTATTTCTGTAACTATTGCACTATCCCTGTAAGCCCAGAACTGGGCATCTCCTGCCTGACACATGGCAAATACATCTTCTGCCGAATGACTGTCATGAGCATATTTCAATGCATCTACAATCCATTTTGTGCATCGTGTAAACTCATCCAAAAATGACGTAGTCAAAGGATCTTGTGGTTGTTGCACTAGCATGATTTAATGTTGCCTGCCCTTTTTGTCTGCCTGTCACATGAATTGTTACAGTTGATGCATCACTTGTTGTCGGCATAAATAATATGACACTGTCACCACCAATACGATCATCACTTAATGTCGTTGTCGTTGCACTGTTTGCCAGTGTAATTGACCCTGTAGAATTGACCTTGCCATCTAGAATATTGTTAACGACATTGGCCACATTTCTTGGATTGTCACCTAATGATGAAAGCCTTCTATAATTACTAACTCTTGTCATCGTCTACCCAGTGGCTGACCTTCTATGTCAAATCCTTGAGCAAAATCCCAGAACCCAGTTATGTTCATTCTGACCCTGTGAAACCTGCCTTGTGATCTATGCTGAACAAAACCCTCATCAGTTAATGAATTAGCTGTCGAAAAGGTTACATCATTATCCTGCCTGTCTCTTGCTCCAACCTGCACTGTGACTGACCCATTTTTAAAATAGGGTACTGATCTGGTAACCAGTGAATGTTTACCCTTATTCAATGCAAACTCTGACGTTTCAATGGTTGCACTCAATGGTTGCCCAGTAAATGACGTAATCTTTTTATCGACTGATCCACCAAATAAAAATGCTCCACCTTTATAAAGGTTTGAATCTAATGGTGCAGGCAATGAATCTAAATTACTGGCCAAATTATCCAAGGCCTCCAATGTATATCCTGCTGTAAAAAATGGGGCTATCAAGTCAACACTGACATTAGCAATTGACCATCTTTGTATTGCATAATTATAGATTAATAATCTGTCTGGTGTTGCTCCTGATTGATTACTATTTGATACATAAGACCATACAACTATCTGGTTTGTAGGATCTACAGCACTTGTCATTTTATCACTTTGTGATGAATTAAAATCCTTGAAGAAAAACTTGTTTACTTTTTCTGCACCTATCGGCACTGATTTTGTACCATCAAATGCATAAAACCCATCCTCATTTAGAAAAAATACTGTATTTCCAATGTGTGATACTGAACCAGAAAACGTACAACCTCTGGCTGTCTCAACCTTATCAATCTGGTAAATTAAAGGTGTACCAACATAGGATGCCCTTACAATTGCCTTTTCCATAAGTATAGTTGCATACTCACCACCAACTAAACCAGTTATTGCACCTGCATCTGGAATGTCTTGAAAGTCGGCCTGATCAGTTCCTACAGTCCATTGTGTTGAATTGTTAATACCAGACCATCTTACCCTAAATGGTACTCTGCCAGATCCTTCGTCTATATTGGCAGTCCAAACCTGATCTCTTACCACTGCAATAAAATCTGCTTTTGGAGGTGTTCCTCCTAAGTCTGCAAAGGCACTATCTGTTCCAAGTGTAAATTCCTGCAAGGTTTCTGCAACACCGCCTGCAACGATTACACTTGTACCAAACTGAACAAATCTCCATCTTTCACTATCAGTAAGTGAATATCCGCCACCTTTACTTATATCATCAAGATTAGATGTACCTGCATTAAACTCATAGAGTTTGCCTGTCTCTCCTGCGAAAACTTTAACATTTCCAGAATTATCTTTTGCAGAAAATATATTTTTTAAAATATTTGTGGCCTGATTACTGACATTACCCAGTGAACTTAATGATCTATACCCCTCAAATGCAGGTATGACATTCTCGGCCACTGTAACACCTTTATTTTCTAAATCTGGCTGATCTGGTAGCCATTCTCCAAACTTAATCATTGTATTCTAAAACTTTCCTGACCAGTGGATTGGATAGTCCAAACTTCTGTGCCATCTGTTACGTTTGACCAAGTCTCTGATCCCTTGGCAATATTTGTCCAATCTTCACCTAATACTTTTGCATCTACTGTGCCTGTCACTTCTGCACTTCCTGTGGCTGTAACATTAGTTGTAAAGTTTGCGTTTGCGACTACAGTTGCTTCTGTGGATGCAGTTGCAGTCACTAATAAAACAACATTTGCTACAGCACTTACTGTAGAACTTACTGAGGCACTTGCAGAGACTTGCTGTACTCTTGTTGCACCTGCGGATGCTGTCGCTGTTACTGAGGCACTTGCGACTACAGTCACCTCAAATGTAGCTGTAGCTGTTACAGTACCAACAGTTGCAACATTAAATCCAAAGGTTCTAATTCTGGTTGGTGTTGCCGATACAGTAGCACTTGCTGTGCCAGTAGCAGTATCTGTCCTAATTCTTGTACCGCTTGCAGTAGCTGTAGCACTGGTTGAAACTGAGGCACTAACCTCAATTGCAAATTGTATATCTGCGGTTGCAGTTGCTACAGTTGAGGCTGAAGCAATAACCTGCTTTAACTCAAGACCTGATAAACTATCAATGTTTCCAAAACTATCGAGAGAATCAATATTACCCCAACTATCAAGCTGTTCTAGTGTAGGGTTATTAAAGTCAACTTTTAATAGATCTGAACTATTATCAAAACTACCACTTATCTGGTCTAGTGGTGTTGTTATTTGATCTAAATGCGGTGTAGTCATAGCATTTAAATCTTATTAGTTTGCAGAGATAGTTAAAGAACCACTTGCTACTTTTAAAATATCACCTGATGCAATTGTTTTTGCTGACGTAAATGAACCATGAAATAATAAGTTTCCACTGGATGATGCATCAAAAATACCCCAGTGACTTACCGAACCCCATGAGCCAGTTGCAGGGTCAAACTCGACACTTGCATTACTTGCAATAGATCCACTGGATGCTGATGCAAAGGTAATTGCTTTTCTGCTGTAATTATTTCCTGTCAATTCTGACCCACTTGCATCGTCACCTATACTGCCTGTGGCCAGTCCTAAATAAACTGCTGAAGGTGCTGACGTTGAGGCTGTTCCTGTAAAATGATCTAGAAATTTTAATTCTAGATAATCACTCATTGCTGACATAATTTTACTCCTAACTTGCTGATGATGATTGCCTTGCATAGACTGAACTTATGTGAAGTGACCCTGTACCATAATGACTTCTTTGTTCATCTTTCCTAATTTCCTCTATAGACCTTGTGAATTTAGCATCATAAGTAGAGGCTCTGGCCTCATCCATTAAGTATGTATAGGCCTCAACAAGACTGCCAGAAAGATATGCATCTGGATGCCTTGTTAATAGTTGATTGGTTGCATTGCTGTCTGACAATGCTGACAAACCACCAATGTAAATAATTTCTGCGGTATAGGCACTGTCAGGCACAGGCCTGAGTTTCATTTCAGCACCCACTATAGAATATGATGAAGGCTTGCCATTACCGCCAGATGGAAAATCTTTGTCTAACTGGATAGGACTTTTGTAATCCAAAACTGTATTTGGTGAAGTGTTCAGTTTGACTTCCCTGACTTCCCTTAAATCTGTCGGCAAAGCAATATATTCATCACCTACAGTCAAAGTTGCATTAGCCCTTTTTTCCTGATCTCTTGTTTCCAACTCCCTTGATAATCTAGCCTCGGCCAATTGGATAAAGTTGGGTATCTGGTCTGTAAGATCAGTCCTTGCCATAAAATTGGCAATAGCTGTTTTTAATTCTGTATAGGTTGAAATACTCATATATTACCACCGCTAGTCCTAAAATATCTATTGTCAATGTCGTTTAACCATGCCTTCCACTTTTTTTGTGCCTCTGGATTATTATGTGGATCACCAAACTTTTTCATTAAATCCATGTAAACCATAGAAGGTATTTCAGCCACTTGTTGCCAGTGGTTTTGCGTGTTGCCGATTAAACTGCCTTTTCTGTATTCATTTCTTTTTGATTTATTTATATCCAGAACCTCATGAATATGTTGCTTTTCCTCAATGGTATAACCACCATCTGGATTGTCATGCATCCATATTTCTTTTTGGCTGTATGGATTTTTTTCAATTAATCTTTTCATAAAAAAACCTTTGTTAGGGAGGCCGAAACCTCCCTAGATATTTGTGATATTAAGATCCATTTAAACCGATCACTGAGGCATGAGCCTTCGGTGCTGTCGGCATATATGTCCACTCATATACAATTTGGTGTTTCACAGAATCACCTGTTCTGGCTAACTCACTTTCAACAAAGTTTCTGCCATCAAGATTTCCGATCATAATGTGATCAGGATCAATGATGTGAATTTTGTTGTTTGACATGAACCTGCTCATAGAAATTGATAACTGGCCAAAGTCATTGAGAACCACAGAAATACTTCCTATAAATGAAGGAGCAGTATTCGCTGTCGCATTAACCTGATTTGTTACCAAGTTTGTGCCTGCCTGAAATAGGGCTGAAATATTTGCCTTATTCGTAGCATCACATAAGAGCATACGAGGGTTACCTCCATCGACCCATGCTTGTTGTGTAGCATTGTCAATCTTGGCTAATGTAAGAGCCGCTTCTGTACCAGTTAAGTCAGCTACGTCACTTCCATCACCAGTTCCAAATGAAATGTCAGATGGACTTGCATCACCATTTGTTACAAATGTAATGAATGTCGCTGACTTTCTTGGGTCTGATGCTGACTTTGCTACGTTAAGATCAGTAACAATTTTCTCAACATCACGTCTTAACTCAAGACCTTTCAAGACTTTTTGATAAGCAGTTTCTTTATCTCTACCTGCTTTATCAACAGCCTCCAAGGTTCCAGAGATTTGGAAGTCTTTGACTGAGATTTGAGTATTGTTAGTTAATCTTGTAGTCGCTGTCGGTGTTGCAAAACTTGCGTCTGCCAATTATGTTCATCTAGGTTCGTTAATCCTAGACCGATCTTTCGATCCGCTTATAGTTTCCTATAAGTTCAGACTATATCTTCATCCTCTTACGAGGAGCCATGCACTTCCACCCACTTGGGTGTACTTCCTTTCGGAATAGTCGTTGCTCCTTCCTATTGCTAGGCTTGGATCAGGATTGCCCTCGTCTTTACGTTAGGGGTTCCCCTGAGTTCACATGGTTTACTTCTAAACCTTACGATTTAGTGAGGCAAAAAATTACCTTCATTGACGGAGTTTTGATCTGCTGTCGCAAGTTCCTGAACCTGCCATTCGGTTAGTGTACCCTTAACAGTTGTCTTTTTTGCTGTAGAGAAAAAAGGTGTCTCTGTAGTATCTAGTCTATAGATAATATCAGATAGATCCTCTCTTTCACCAACAGCATTAGCTGTAGTAAATTGTGCCATTATTAACTCCTATTGGCTATTTTTTTTGATTTAAAAGATATTCGACTGCGTTGTCGAAATTGCTATTTTGCAAAAATTTATCTCTTACCTTTTTATTCTGGCTTGATACAATTTCTGACTTTGTTCTAGGAGTGCCTGCCTTCACCATTTTTGGTGCCTGTTTAACCTTCTTAACTAAGTTAGGTTTTTTCTTCATGAGATTGTCGTACTTCATTGCCTTCCTTAATGTCACTATTGCCCTATGATCAACAGCATTTGCTATTTCATCATCTGTGTATCT